TCCCGTCTTACTTCATAATAACCGGTTTCCTGTTTCCAGATTGATTTATAATCTCCTACATTTCCACGAGGATATTTAGTACAGGTATTACCAAAACTGAAAATATCTCCTGTTGATTCATAGATAGCTACGCATGATCTTTCTATTGTGGTATCATACCAGCTATTTTCACGTACATTATAAACTATCTCTCTTGTACATCCTATATCCGGATTATTCCTGTATCTTTTTTCCGGAAACGCCCATCTTATCTCCCCGTAGCGAGCTACCTTGTATCCATAAATCAGTTGTCTTTTATTAAGATCAACATTCTCTAGAAACCATTCAAAATTAACATCATTTTTAATGGATTCAACAATTCCGTTATAAACAAAAGCCCTATCAGTACCGAGCCAGAAAAAGAGGCTATCATATTGTACAATAGCTTTAGGGGACATAACGGAAGAATTTGTCGTTATTTCTTCTCTTTGGAATTCAATAGGATTTCTTGGATTAGTACCGTCTGCAATATTTGTTAGATATATAACTGAGTTCTGAGTCCAGAAAAGAAAAGTAGGTGCATTAGTACCGCCTCTAATAGATGCTCCAAAAAGTAGTTTATTTTCAGATATTTTTATACTATCTGCATCCGAATCTTCTTCCGTATCATCAAAATTTAGTGGGTTACTTGTTTTACTCCTAAGTATAGTGCCGTTATTACCATACAAATATAAACACGGAGAAGAGTATAATATCCCTCCTGATACAACTTCTTCATCATTACCGGGTATTATTCCATTTGGATGTGTCCCAAAATCAGCATTATCATCCAGCATTGATTTCCAGAACATTACTCCGTTCTGATTGCTTAACATGTTATTGCCGTTAAAAGTAGCTAGAAGAGCTATATGAGGTATACCGTTCATGATGAATCTGGCACTTTGCCAAGTTCTGGTTGTATCTCCTCCACCTTCTAATACTTGTCTATCGTTAATTACTGAGGATAATTCATTATTTAAAATACATCGATGTACAGCATTAGTAGGAGTAGTGTAAAGTAGAACTGGATTTGTCCCGTTAAAATACATATCTAAAAATGTAGGTTCAACCCCATTAGGCCAATAAATTTCTTTTTGACCTTTCATTTTACGGATCTTACCGTTAACAAATCTGATCCATTGACCGTCTATACAGTATTCATCCTGAAAATCACCTGCATTTCTTTGAATACCAGGTTTATAAACTAGAGGTACACGCATTAATTATTTTCCCTTATTATAGTTCTATCGGCACTTCTATCTTTATTGATTTTATTGATAGTATCCAGTTCTTCATTAAATAGGTTCTTATATTCTGCCAGCTTTGCCGGATTATCAAGAAATAGACATGCTTCTATAAGACAGGAATATAGAAGTAAATCCGGATATCTCTGCGTTAAAAAATTTGTTTGGTTATTTTCATTAAATAATGGTATCCCATGATAAATGATATCAAAATTATAAATAATATCGGGTACGGGACATAACATATAAATCCCTCTACTATACGGATCGTTAAGCCTAGCGTTATTGTTATTCTGCCCATGATGAGCATAATATTTTGGTTTAGCTCTAGTTACATTCTGATAAAAAGGCCAATATGTTCTACAGAATTCATAAGATCTTGGTTGTAAGAATGTTACATCCTGCGTTACAGGATTAATCATTTGAAAAGATATTGTTTCAAACCAACCAGCAGGCATAGGTAAATTAATTGTACCGGCAGCAATATTTCTATGTACGGTTATTATTTCAAACCCAAGATCTTTAGCTCTATTATAAATTCTGATAATTCCCTGTTGAATCAGATCCGGTATCTTATTTATATAGGGTTGATCATACCGTACCATATAATGCTGGAGGTCTAAAACTAAACTATCAAAATTCATTATAAAATAAACTCTTGTAATCTTAAAAATTATCTATATACTACAACATTAAGAGGTAATTTTAAAGATTTAACTTATGAAGAAGAAATCAATTTTCAACAATAACGAAGTTGATATCGATTTACTCTTCAATCAACCAAAACATCTTAAAAAAATGTTAGGTGGAAAGAAAAATCTTAAAGATTCAGGAATGGAAGAAAGTGAAGAAGACGAAGATGATGAGGAAGAAGAGCAATCTGAAACCAAATCATTAAGTCCGCACATGAAGAAATATATAAATGATTATATTGATTCAAAGAAAGGTAAGCCTAGAAAAAAAGGTATAATCGAAGGTTCTCTAGATAAATTAGACGAAAAACCAGTATTTGTTTTTGATCCTGATAATTATCATGACAAAGTCAAAAAAGGTGAAATAAAACCTGTCATTAAAAAATATTGGGATAAATATATTAAAACAAAAAAATGAAAACTTATTTATTATTAATAAGAGATTTAGCTTTTTTGTTAATATTTATTAGATTACTATTCCTAGAAACTAATGATTTATATTTAATTTTAGAAATTATTGGTTCTATAGGTGCATTACTTATTTCAAATAAAGATAAAATAGTCAATAATGTACAAGATTAAATGAAAAATTACATTTCATATTCAGATCTGATTATTAGTTTTTCTTTATATTGCTCTATGTAATTAGAGCAAAAATTCTTCATAATAACAAAAATCTAAATTACAGATATATATTAATTGTTTTTGTATTATCAATACTATACAAACCTGTATTAAGATATAAAATCAATACTATAGACAACAAAATAATCCTAGAGTTTATAAAACCTAAGGATTAGCTTTTTTATTTCTAGCTTCTAAATAAGCTTTTTCAGCTTCTTCTTTTGTGTTGTAGTAACCTAAATATATTTTTTTACTATTTTTCGTAATTTGAGCCTTATATTTATTTTGTTTTTTATCAAACAACACACCTTTAATATGACTTATATTATTTGCCGGTAATTTTTGTCTATATTTTATTTCACTCTTATTAGCTTCTATTAAATTCTCTATTTTTGTATTTAAATAATTTCCATCCTTATATGTTACACATTCAGGTAAATAACCTTTAAACATTAAGAATATTAATCTTGATATATAATATATTTCTCCTTTATATTTAACTATTTTGTAAGGTATTGCATATTTACGTACATACGATATACTTCCCGCTTTACTACCAGATTTTATTAAAATACTTTTGTTTCGTTCACCTCCTCTATAAACATCAATTTTCCAATACAAATCCCCATCTCTATATTCAAATATTTCCTTAACATCTTCTTGCGTTAGTATTGGTTTTACTATCTTAACTTCTCTGTCTGGAATATCAGGTACTTCTCTTTTAATTACAGGTTTATCTTCAACCTTAACTACTTCAACATTGCTTTTTATGTCGTTTACTAGTTTACGCTCCTCAACTATAAGCTTTAATAAAGACCTGTTTTCAAGTAATGCAAATAATATCTCATTCCTAAGGTCAACAATTTCCTTTCGGACTTTTCTAACTTCATGATCAAGCATGCTTATATCGTTAGCTAAATGATGAAAACCATCACCTATAATAATTTTTTGTAACCACTTTTTCATAATTCTAATCCCCATAAGGATCCATTAAATCCCTTAACATTCTTTTCTTCTTTTTCTCGGCTATTTCCTTATAGAATCTAGCTAGTGCCGTATCTGTATCTATCATCTCTTGTGTTAATCTAACTTCTACGGTTTTGTCATGATTTATTTTCTTTGGTTTATGAACAAAACCTTTCTTAACTCCTTGCATCTTATTTGAATATTCCAGATTATTGAGCTCTATTATAATATTAAAATATTTTAAACTAATACCTAGTTTATCACATAAAGCTGTTTTTGATTTACAACTATCCAGCAAATTCTGAAGTTCCGGTAAGGAATATTTTTTAATTATTTTATTATACTTTGAATCGTATCTAGGAGTTTTAACAATCATTGGAATTAAATAAAAGAAGGATGGATTTTATAAAAGAGTATTACAGATAAAACGTTAAATAAAATCCGTAACACTCTTTTATATTACAAAACAAACAACTAATAATTCATAACGGTAAAATTATGAATACAAGTAAATATAATATACATTATACCTTGAAATATGTCAAGTAAACACAGATTGTAATATTGTTTACAAATTAAAAAATCCTCCATTATCTGATATTTTTAAAATAATAAATAATGGAGGTTTGTTATGTTTTTAGATTTTTTAGTATTAACTTAGGGTATAAGTTAATCTGACCTTATAGGATATGTACTTTTTATACCATTAATCCTTTTAAGTCAATTATAATTCCATTATAATACAAGAGAATTATTATAAATAATAAACGTTATGAAAAGATCGAATTATCAAGGCTATATAGATCAGCTTCAGCAAAGAAAAGAAGAACTTGAAAATCAGGTAGACGCTAAAGACCCATTTAATAGTGGAGTAATGAAGGCTATTGAGTCCTCTAAGGCATCTCTTGGTTTAAGTAGAGATCAGGAACATAAGGCTATTCGGAAAGGAATAAATACTTTTAGTGCCAGATTAAGCGAGAAATTTGGCAATCCGTTTATAAGGAGAAAAGGTTTTGTTGATAATCTAGCGTCCGTTGCTCCCGCTGCTTCTGCTGGGCTTGAGGCTTATGATGATGCTGAAGATGAGATAAAGCATGATAACCAAAAAATGTATGAGTGGGCTAAGAAGTTCAGGGACGATGAATTAAAAAGACTGGAGGCAACAGATAAGGAAGGCTACGATAGATATATGGCCGATAAAAAACTGGAACTTGAAGAGCAGAAGTTAGCTGAGATGAAGGCTTATCATCAAGGATTATTGAATAATAAAGGTGGAGCTATTAAAGAGTATAACGGTAAATTATATACATCTTTAAATAGAAAACAACAAGACAAAGCTGATGATGAAGCTAAAGAAGCACATGCAGTAAAACATGATTTTGAAAATATTAGAAAATTATATAACAATTTAAAAGATATAACAAAAAAGAATATAACTCCCGCTGTTGGAGCGTTATCTTTAGTTACTAATCCTGTTAAAGATGTTACCGGACGTGTTTTTAAAGCAAAAAAATTACAAGAAGAAACAGCTGCCAGAAAATTATTGTTTGCCGAATTAGGTAAATTTACTGTAGCTAGTGAACGGGTATTAAAAGGCGGAGTATTAGGACAAGGTATGTATGATAGATTAAAAGATATGTATCCTAATGAAGGCGATGATTTACCGACATTTGAAGATAAAATGAATTATCTTGATAAAAATTTCAAAGAACTTTCAGAAGTTGCCGATATTCGTAGTAAACATGGAATAAATTATAATTTCGGTGATTATGCTCCAAGTACTTTGAATGCAGAAGAAACTTTACCTAATTCAACATTAAATAAAGATAATAGAACTGATACAAAACAAGGTGAGTTTGAAGAATGGGTTAAAATTCAAGCACCTTCCGGAGCAATAGAAGACGTATATTTTGAGGATGTGCCAAAAGCTTTAAGTAAACCAGGTTATAGGCGAGTACAATAAATATGAGTGAATTTGAAGGTCTTAGAATCAGACCTAAAAACAGCGAATTAAATGCAGTAAAAAATGAGTTTGAAGGATTAAGGACTAAACCTAAATCTATAGAAATAATTGAAGAAGATTTATCCCCTTCATATCTTGATAGAGCCAAACAGTTTGGTAGTGGAGTATTATCAGGTATTAGCAGGTTAGGTATGCAAGAAGGAGCAGATCAATTTGGAGCGGGTGTTATGGAAGCTGGGCCCGGAATAGTAGCTCCAATCTATCCTGATTCTGCAATTATAGGGGCAGAAGCGGCAGAAAAAGGATTAGAAGCTCTTGAGTCAATGCGTCCTGAAGAGGATGACGGGATAGGGAATGTCTTATATAAGGCAGGAGAGTTTGGAGGAGCAGCAGCTAGTATGCCTATTCCCGGAGCCGGTGCTCCTGTAAGTATGGCAACAAAAGCCGTAAGTAGCACTATGCCGTCAGGTACTTTAAAACAGATGCTTTACCTAACTAATAAATACGGAATTAAACCTGTCTCTAATACTGTTAAAAGAGTTTATAATACTCCGTTCGGTGAAGGTGCTACAATAGGTGCAGGATCAGGCTTACTACAGGAAGGGGGTGTTGATCCATTAGTTGCCGATCTAACTAGTATGGTAGTTACTCCAACTGCAATGAGAGCACCTAGTCGTGCATACAACTACGCTAGACATCCTATAAAAAATGTTGCTTACCCGGCAGCAAGATGGTTTTTTAATGTAAACAAAGATAATTTTAATTTAAAAGCCGCAGAAGCAGCAGAAAGACTTGGAGTAGATTTGAATCTAGCTGAACTCAATCCAAGTAATAATGTTGCATTCGCTAATAATGTTGCTGCTAAGAATATTTTAGCCAATAAAGCGGTTGAATTGCATAATAAAGGGATAGAAGATAGAGTAAAAGATATAATAGAAGAAAATTTAAACTTAGTAGGTCAGAAAAGAACTCCTGAAGTAGAAAAACTGATAGATAAAAAATACAACAAAACAAGAAAACTATTCCCTAGTAATCCTGAAGACAGGATGATAACCCCCGAACATTCCGTAAAAGCTTTACAGGAAGGATTTGATACAGCCAGTTTTTCACCTTCTCCGAATGAAACAGCTGTAATGAATTATAGACAGGAAATATTAGATCAATTAGCTCCGGGAGCTTATATTAAAGGCGATAAAATAGAAGGATATACACCACCAATACAACCTGTTGATGCTAAACGTATTCTTGATTCAAAAATCAGTCTTAATGATAATGATTCACTAATACGATACAATAATCCTAATAGTAATGTAAGAAATAATGCAAAAAAATTCGGTAGAGGATATAAAAAAGATTTAGAAGTATTAGGTGAAAGATATCCGGAATGGCATAAATCTTTTGTTGATGCAGATAAATTCTTTGGGGATGTTGCATCTAGAGAGAATTTTGAAAACGCTTTAATTAATGGCGGCTTTAATTACGATATGTTTAATTATCAACCCGGAATGATGGCTAGAAATTTGAATGCACCAAAAAAAATAAAAAAGATTAAACATACATATAAAAATAAACCTAAAGCAACAAAAGAAAAATTAGATCAAAACTTAGAGGATTTAGGTATTATAAGTGATGCTATAGTTAAGCGTAATAGAAGTAATCCAAACCCATCTGGAACAGCATTAGTTTCAAATGCGGTTAATTCTTTGGGTAATATAGCTTCTATTGGGAGTGGTGCTGCATCTATGTTTACACATAGTCCTATATTAGGTGCTGTAAGTGTTGGTATACCGACAGCAAAATTTCTTGCACCTAAATTCTTATACAATAATGTAATTAATAATAAAAGATTTATAAAAGATACTATAGATAATATGAAAAACCCTAAACCTAAAGTACCGTTTAAAAACAGATTAATTAACAGCAGAATAAACTATATCTATCCTACTGTTAATAATATGCGAAATAGGGAAGATTAATCTACTTTATTGTTTTTATCATTATCATCAATAATCATACCTCCTACAAGCCCTATTACCCATGAAAGTATAAAAGTTATCACCGTTGTAATAGGATTTATATGTTGAAAAAACACAAGAGCCCATAAAGGATACGCAGCACAAATATAAGCAATACCTACTAAGATATTAGCAAAAAATTTAATTGTATTATATTTTATCTTTTTAAGAAATTTATCCATATTATTTACCTTTATTAAAATTGTTAATTATTTGTTTTGCTTTGTTTTAATTTTAATTATATTTAAGTTTTATTTTCTTTACCTTCTCTACTCTAGTTTTAACTCTTCGTTTAAGTTCTGCGAATATTGCGTTCAATTCGTCTACCATACGATCATACGCCTCATCGTAATCATTAAATAGAATGTTTTCTGCTGTTCTGCATGTTACATCTACTACTATGTTCTCAAGACCTGCCATTACAGAACCCATAATTTGAGCATCGTTATGTTTTGGATTTCTAATTATTACCTTATTGGAAATAAGTACCGTATCATCCAAATTATACTTTCTGATTATATTGGTTATTTCAGATTCAAGTTCTTTAAGCTGTCTGTCATTCATAATATTTCTTATTGTTTTCAGCTTCTACTTCAGAATTATGATAGGCTATTAAATCCCTCTCAATCACCTTATATTTTATGTAAGGTATAACCTTGTAATACCATAACCATGTTGACCTAAGTACACATTTGGTCATAAACACAAAAACAAAACCAAAGATAAGAAAAGGTGCTGCAATTATAAGAAATATAGAACCTAAAACAGTATAAATTTTATCTATCATCTTCGTTTATTATCCTCTTATCAGATGGTAAATAATCAAGTATATTCTCGGTATCAACATAAAAATAATCCTCATAAGCCCAGTTTATAAGAAACTCCAGTATTTCCTTAGTACTTACTGTTGTTTTTGTTTCCAGATCATTTAGATATCTATCTAGATCACTACCTATTTTTATTTCAACCTCTATTTTTCTTGTATTTGTCATAATTACTCTCCAAATACCTTAGCAAACAAACTTCTTTTATCTTCTTTTGGTTTGTCTTCTAATTTTTCTAAGATAGAATGTATCTCTTTCGTTTTATCCCGCATTGATGATTGTGGCTGTATGCAATTAGAAAGAACACATTTCTCAAGATCTTTAATTCGTTGTATTATCTTTTCCAATACAAAATCTTTTATAGATTCATCAGTATTCTCTTTTGAAGATGTTTCTTTTATAGAGTCATCAGTTTTTTCTTTTGATGTTGTTTCCAGTTCACCTGCTATATGTAATAGAAGATTCTCAATTCTCGTAAAATACCCCAATAAATCAAAATTATTAATTTTCCTTAAAAAATTATCATGGTTTTCTGTTATATGTAATAAGAGATTTCTTATTTCTTTAAGCAAGCTTTCATGTCTATATCCAATATTTGACTCAATACCCTTTCTTATTTCCTTTTTAATAGCTGTAATACTATTTTTGCTTAATATTGTTTGTTCCGGTTTATATTGATTATCTTCCACACCATACAACTCATTAAACTTATCCTTATATTTCTTATGCAAAGAGATAGGGTCTTCGTGGAATATTGTTTTTCTTTTGACCTTTTTAGGTTTCTTATTAGAAGCTTCGATGTTATATACTGTACGATTAAAAACACCATTAAAATCTTTTTCTGTAGTATCTAGATTAAGCATTAAACTATCAACTACACCATCATTTCTAGTGCAATAGAAAACAGTTCTATTTTCAACATATTTACTTAAGTCATTTGTTATAGAATCAGGGATACTTACCAGCAGTTTTCTTGTCTTGCATGTCCCGTGTCCTGTAATACAGAATTTATATTCTTTATATCTTTGATCTACATTTATTTTTGATAAATTAATATTAATCTCTTTCTTATCATTTACCATTATTCTAGCAAAAGCAGATTTACTATCACCGAAATATTTATCGTATACCTCACCTCCGATATAAATAGTAAGCTTGTTTGTTACCTTACCTTTAATAACGGCAGCTTTTACTCTTACTGCATCTTTTTCCGTAAAATTTTTAACCTTTGAAAACGCCATAAATTTATTCCTCTCTATCAAATATTCTTTTCATAATGTATGTCCCAATACATACAACAGTTACTATAAACAACCCAATAACTAAAAGTTTAACTACCATAATGATGTACTAAAAAAACCAAAAACTATACCAAGCGGCAGTATTGATACTAATGTCAATTTTGCTGATAGCAGATATTTACGATTAAGTGTCTGCATTAACTCAAAATCAACTTTATTACTTAAATTAATTTTATCAGGATCGTGTTTATTAATAGAATTATAGTATTTACATAACTCTTCAGGCACCTGATTAAGTAGTACATAATTTATAGTTTGTAGTATTAAAACTATTATTAATAATGTAAGTATTACCATTATTTCCCTCCTAATGACGAAATTAATCTATTTAACGATTGTTTAACGTTTGTATCTTCAATCTTTGCAAGATTTCTAATTATTTCAAGATCAATACGTGTTAGATTATCTGTTTCAACATTATTTTTTATTGTAATGAAATCAGACAAGGATTTATCAAGTACCTTACAAAGTAATAATAATTTTGCTATACATATTCTATTAATACCGCTCTCATATTTAGTAAATTGCTGATGAGTAACACCTATTTTACTTGCTAGATTATCTCTGGATAACCCTTGTTCATATCTATACTGCTTTATCTTATTGCCGATAGATACATACAACTCATCTACTCTTGCTTTTTTAATTTTTTCTGTCATTAATATATTTCTCTTACGTTGAATTTGAATAATAATTTCGCAAAAGATTCAACACAACCTGGTTCAACTTTTGAATCTACTTCCCATACTTCTACAACATCAAATATGTTGGAGTTTCTTAAAATATTTATGATCAGATTACTTCTAAGCAATGTAAAAACTTCTATTAAGTTAATACACTCCATACTGTAATCTCCTGATGGGTGTTGATTTTCCTTGAATACTACCTTATAATATTTATTACGCTGCTGTAATATGTTTTGATATTCATTATCAGATAAATAAGGTTTAATATAGTCTAATATTATATTGTCTTTAAATTTCATAATTTTTACCTCTTTAGTTAAATTTGTTATGTACTTTATATATTATAGGTTATTTTATAGATGTCAACAACATTTTTAAAATTGTTTACATAAATATTTTTATTTGTATTCAGTTTCAATATTTTCATATTTATCATAATCATGTAATAAATCTTCTAAATGATTATCACCTACATCTTTATACTTATCATAAGAAGCTTCGTATAATATATCATCGAAATGATTAGCAAATACACTATTAACATTAATACAACAGATAAGAAAACTTATTATATAAACCAATTTTTTATTCATTTTAAACCTCATTATTAATCTTTTAAATTATACCAAGCATTAACTACCAAACCTATTAATCCAACAACTAGAATAATTGCATTAACTATTATAATCTGTTCAATATCGCTCATAGTTGTTTACCTAAATTAGTTTTTAAAATTCTTAATTATTCTTCTTTCAAGCTCACTTAATATTGATCTTTTAGTAAAAAATAAAGTCTGCTCCAATTTTTCTTCATATCTGTTAGCTCTTTTAAGTATTAAGCCTACCAAACTATCTAAAATATAACTAACCAACCTTTCTTCACTTAACAAACTAGCGATTTCTATCCCATCACTATTTATTCCAAGTATAATAAAATTCTCTGCTGATATATCTAAAGCATCTTTAACAGCTTTATTAATATCTTCTTGTGTAAAATTCTTATTCATTTATTTACTCCTTATTTAAAATTATTTCTTCCACATAAACACCTATAGCAACCACTGCTACAAGGATTATAGATATTACCAATAGTTTAATTACCATGTTTTTTTATAATGTTATTTAAATTAGCTTCATCAATATGTTTAACTTCATTGTAAATACTCAAAACACCTTTTTTCATATCTTCCAATAATGTTTTATAGTATTCTTCCATTTCAATATCAGTTAAATTATTACTTAGTTTAATAGAGGCAAGTATTCTCATTAATCTGTTCATTACTAACCTAAGTTGTTCTTTACCATCATTGCAGTTTTTACTTTTAAAACTAACTTTATTCCCATTAAGTATTAACTTAATTTCTTTTAAATTATCACTCATATTTTATACCTTTATCATCCAGACATTTACTACATATAGGTGAATAATATTTACTATTACCTATGGTTACAACTATTTTATCAAATATGGGTAATGGATTATCGCATGAGTTACACATACTATCAATATCATAAAATTTATGATCAAGTTCTTTTATTTGTGTTTTCATATATTTTTTCCTCCATTCATTTTTATAAAATACCTTAAAACATAGTCATGTATGATACGATCTAGTTTCTTAGTATCCTTAACTTTTTTGTATATTGAACCATCCCTGCCTATTAATAGATCATGATTACTAGCGTTTCTGATAAATTCAAGATGCAACACATGTTTTTCTTCTTGTGTCGGTGTTACATAACTTGTTCTATCATCATCTATTATTTGCTCAAGTGTTCTTAACATAAATTTGTTTTTCTTATTTACGACAATTGCTGTTTGTGTTAGATCGTCTATAGAGAGGATATACAATTTTTCTTTTTCTCTCATTTCTTCTATCTCATCTATTATCCTATTAACACCATCGTGCATTTTCAGGTTATTGAATATTTTGTTTATATCGTAAGTCATTTATTCCTTATATTTCTTTACTATTTTAACAGCTTCTTTAAGTCTTATACTTATTATTCTTACTTTATTGGATAATAAATATTGCTCTATTTCAGTTGGTAAATGTTCAAGTATATGTTCTGCTTCATGTAAACCTCTTACTTTTTTCATTTTACTGCCTTATTATTAAATAGCTTGATATATAGCGTAACCAATAAAGACAACATAAAGTGTACACCCCAAGATAGAGATAACCATAAATAATATAAACATTCCTGTTTCTATAGGACTATCTTTTGCGTAAAATTTTATTTTATTTTTTATAAAAAGAAAACGTGATATTTTATGTGCTATATGTCCCACCATTAAACAACTAAACCACAATAATCCAACAATAAAAAGAATACCCAATAAACCTAACGTAAAGCAAATTATTATTTCAATCATGTTCTAATCCTCATCATAAAATTCTTTGTCATTTTTATTTAAATCCCCCAATACATCAAAAATAGTTTTACCAGAACCAATATCAATTCTTATTTCACGTTTGTTAGCATCATCTTCTATTAAATCCAGTGTCTCATTATCTCTAATAATATTTTTTAATTCTTCTACCCACTCTTTTTTCCTTATCTCTTTATATTTCTTAAAAGCTTTTTTACTAGGTAAAGGTGGATTAAATGTAACGTTATTAATTGCAACTATTTTTAATTCATTATTCATTTATTACCTCCCAATCGTCTGCTAAAATATCATTTAAACAAAAAATATTTTCTTCTAAATCAATTCTAGAATATTCTTCATCAAATAAACCATCACCTCTTTCATAATATTCAAGTTGATAAAAAGCTTTCTTATCAGGTTCATATATTATTGTAAAATATTTTGATTTCATTACTAAATCCAAATTAGGATTTTCTTTTAACCTATTAAATGCTTCTATAATATTCATTCCATCACCTCCCAATCATCTGCTAAAATATCCCAAACCCTAAAAAACCATACTTCTTCATTATTAAATGGCGTATAAATAACACCTCGATCCATTTTGTAAGTATAAGTGGTGTCAATTTTGCGTCTTATTGTTTTATTCTGATTTTTCTCTAATAGAGTTAATGCCTCAATTATGTTCATTTTTCATCCTCCGTTAACGATAACGCATTATCTATTATATTTTTGAAATATAATAAGTCTTCCGTGTCCAATACCTCAAATTTCTCATCAAAATCAGGACTACCATATCTTTGCTTAACGTCTTTATCAGTTATTAGTTCAGTAAAATAAAAATCCTTATATTCATCGTCTATTATTGAATCATTTTTTAGAAAGAGACTTTTTACCTGCATGTTCCATTCCATATAAAAAAGAGTTCCTGCCGGTAATTTTAGAAACTCATCTAAATTATATATTTTCATTTTATCCATTCCTTTATAAAATTTTTTATTTCATCCGACATTTTATTAAATTCTTCATTTGCTAATTTTTGTGCTTCTTCAATTTCAGTACATTCATTTTCAAAAGAACTAGTTTGTAATCTTAAATATTTTATTTTCATTCCACCACTTCCCAATCATCTGCTAGTATATCTCTAGAATGCAATAAATTACCTCCTCCATCTTTTAGCGAAACACTTTTATCGCTTTTTCTTAATGCAACCCCTTGTGTTTCTTCAACCTTTTTCATTGCTTCTATTATGTTCATTTTGTTTACCTATTGTTATTAGAAATGCATAAAAATATTACAAATATTATAATTATAAACACTATCATTTGATTTGCGTGATTAGCTTGTAAAGTTTCGTATTCTTTACATTTTAAATATTCTTCAGTACTTAATATTTCAGGGTAGTAATCGCATCTGCCTTTTTGTATTAACTCTTCATGATCTTTATGGGAAAATTTTAAAACCGCCATTTTATCCTCTACTATCATATTTAAACATTGTCTTATTACCTGCTTTTATTTCTATCCAAGTTATACGTTCATTATCAAATACGTAATGGAAATTATCGCTTATAAGAAATGTATAACAATCAAAAAGTGTTAAGAATTTTAATTTATCACCATAATAACATTGGTCTTCATTACCATTACTAAAATAAATGTAATAGTAATCTGTTTTAATATAACTCCCCGAAAATACTATCCCATAATCACTAACCAATTTATTTACCCCATCAACATACAACCAATCGTTATTTATATTATAAGCAGTAAATTCATTGATCTTAATTGCCTTATTTTCCGTGTCCCATATATCTATAAACATTCTACCTTATTTCCCCTTTCTGCTCATAATACTTACTTATTATAAAGCCAATATGCTCTTCAAAATCCCTATAATTACTTCTAGCGTCCTGTTCTACCCTGTTTCTTAATTCAAATGGAATTTTATATCTTGGAGTGCCTAAAATAAGACCAGCACCAAAAGCCACTACAACAAGCAGAACTATAAGAATAACTTCCTCACCCCTCATTTAATCCTCTTTTAAAAAATATTCCCTTAAAATATGAAGCACCTGTGCTTTTCTTGTTCTTAAATCTTTTGCTGCTTCTTGATCTATTTTCTTAAGCAATTCTTCATCTATTCCAACGTTGACAATATTTTTCTTATTTTCTGTCATTTATTCCTCATAATATATCAACACAACAATAAACATAATAAAACAGGCAAAAAGTATTTCTGTCATTACTACTTACCACCAAATTTTATAAACCAATCATCAGCTTTAAAATCTTCTAAAGACATAAAGCATTTAGTATTATCAAATTTAGACGTAAAATATACTCCATCTTTTGTTATAAGAACTAGTTTATTTGTACTATCGCTCCAAGCTTTTCTTTCTATAAAAACAGAGGATAGTTCTAATTTTTCCTGTGCTAATTCTATTGTTTCAATAAAGTCCATTTTGTATCCTCATTTATTATTGTCATAACTTTTTCAATATATAAATCAACTTCTCTTTCCAGATAGTTGCAATATTCGCTACTATCTGATCCAACTCTATAAGCATTGCTATTATAACCTTTACATACTATTCTAAACTCTTCCGATGTTTCCTTTATCTTAGATCGCAATTCCTTTATATCTTCAAGAGTATTTGCAAAAGCCGTATATGGTAATACAACCAATAATGTATTAATTAGTAATCTGTTTTTCATTTTGTTTACTTCAATATGTTAATGTTTCTTTATTAGCCTCACGATAAGCTTTATTATAAACTTTCATATAAGCTTTTATTTTTTCTTTATTAGCTTCTTTATAAGCTTTCAGTTTTTCTTTGTTAGCTTCCCTATAAGCTTTATTATAAGCTTTCATATAAGCTTTTATTTTTTCTTTATTAGCTTCTTTATAAGCTTTATTATAAGCTTTATTATAAGCTTTTATTTTTTCTTTATTAGCTTCACGATAAGCTTTATTATAAGCTTTATTATAAGCTTTTATTTTTTCTTTATTAGCTTCACGATAAGCTTTCATACAAGCTTTCAGTTTTTCTTTATTAGCTATATACAAAGCTTTCTTATAAGATTTTATTTTTTCTTTATTAGCTTCACGATAAGCTTTATTATAAGCTTTATTATAAGCTTTTATTTTTTCTTTATTAGCTTCACGATAAGCTTTCATACAAGCTTTCAGTTTTTCTTTATTAGCTATATACCAAGCTTTCTTATAAGATTTTATTTTTTCTTTATCCATTTTACTTACCTACCTAAATATTCATATTCGTTAATATCAATTATTGGTTTATCGTTATAGAACTCAAAATATAAACCTGCTGCTACTTGTTTACTCATTGTTTTATATAAATAAGTTTTCATAACCACACTGGCATTGATAGACCAGCTTATTGTCGTCAAGCTCTATCATATCTCTAACATGGTAAGGTTCACCGCAATCATTACAATACAACTCTTCTTCCATACATTCGCATTCATCTTCGCAATCGTCTTCATTATAAGCTGTTACAACCAATTGTTTATTTTCTATATCTTTTAATTGCTTGGCTAATTTTCTGCATTCAAGAGTTACATACTCCACATCTCTGTATTCATGATCATCCTCTATAATTGTTCTTTCACCATTAAACCCAAAAGGGCTATAATCCATAAAATGATTGCAATCAAAACCAATTAACCAGTCGTTAACATTAAAACATTCAGGCATTTCTTTTATTTTATAGTTACTTTTAATCCTACCTGTATAAGTAACACCTCCATGTACTTCTATTTCATCGTTTGTAATTTCCTGAAATATTTTGCTTAAATAATCTACCCCGAACAACACATGATCTTGCGGTATAACAACATATCCGCATAAATGCCCTAATCCTGTATGCCTATAAATATAACATTTATAACCGCTTTCTTCGTCCTGAAAACCGTACGCATCTTTTTCTTTTTCCCAAACCCTATTCCTAATATTTTTTGTCATTCTATTTACCTTTATTAGTTGTTTATTGTTTTTAATTACTCACCCATAATAAATTTTTCGTAACATTCACCCGAACAGAAAATATATTTCCCTTGAATTAGATTTTCATCAATATCACTTTCTTTAATATCCGTTTTACAATAAGAACACGGAAATAATCCCTCGTATTTTTTATATTTACCTTGTCCTTTTGAGGGAAATTGTAGTTTACTAGGGTCTATAATATTTCCTTTCTCATCTTCACACCAATAATGTTGCTCCTCACTATTCCAAATAGGGCAATAATACCAACCTTTCACTAATTTTAAATTAGGGTTATTATTACATTCTTTTTCGGATAATGTTTTACACATACCCCTATAATTTCTATACTCATTCATTTACATAACATTTTTAATTCCCTGTTTATACTTCTACGTTTCCCGTCTACCCAATTATTACAATATACCTTATTATTTTTATTGATTGTATATAACCAATACTCATATCTATAAGTTAAAGGTCTATGTGTAATATTAGGGTTATTTAAAGTATTATTGATAAACTCAAGCATACTATTGTATTTACTTTTTATGCTAGGTTTCTGTAAAAATTCTTTATAATTGAAATGTTTACTCATATTATTTACCTATTATTAGTTGTTTCTTGTTTTTAACTATTCAACGTGTCGTAATTTACTCGTACTTTATCGCTTAGTTTATCAATCATTACATAGTTGCAATTATCGTCTTCAATAGCTCCTAGTGCCTTATAAATTGTATTACCTTTTTCATCTGTATACACATCAAACAAGGTATCAGTATTAAATCTTTCCTTATAGATTATTTCATCATCCTTATCTGTTATTACTATGCCATCTAGATTTTCACTAATAATCTCATAAATCCAATCATAAAAATTACTGGATAAAAAATGTTTTACGTCATCCAAAGAAGATAATTCCAGTTTGTTATTTTCCAGTTCCTCTATATAAATAACATCCCCCGCATCACTTTCTGTTTCCTGTAATGTAAAAAAGTTTATTGTGTACATAATATTCTTACCTCTCTAATATTTATTAGTTGTTTTATTTGTTAATTGTTTGAAACTTGAGTATTCAATTCGTATAGTTCCAACATTTCTTCAAGTTCACCTTTTGTTATAAGTCTATTCTTAAAATCTTCCTTTAGTTGATACAAAGAAGAGTGTGTTGATGTTTTCATGATTTTATCCTCTATCGTCATATTTAAACATTACCTGCTTATTTACTGTTATTTTTATAAAATCTATATCCTCACTATCAAATAAATATGTAAATGTTCCACTAAATAAAAACCTTAAACAATCATCAGAATCAATAAAATATAATGATTGATTAAAACCGCTTTCCGTTGATGAAAATTCAATTTTAGCATTTGTTTTACCTACACATTCGTAACCATGTTGGTTATATTTATTAATCTTAATTGCATTAGTCTTTAAATCCAATATATCTATAAACATAATATTTTACCTCTCTAATATTTATTAGTTGTTTACGCTGTAATCACCTTGTATTAATATTTCATTAACTTTTATGTTAAAAATATAAATACTGCCCTTATATCTAATTTTATGTTCATATCTATTAATCACCTCTACAATATAATCAATATTAGGGGTTCTTGCCTTTTTATTTGTAAAAGTTACTAAATCCAGCATATTTTCAAAATGTTTTCTTTTTACAGTTCCATAGTTACCTTTTTCGTAAATTTCTAATGTGTAACCAAAATCAAATTCTTTTTTCATGATACTTTTACCTCTCTTATAATAGAAATAAGATCGTTATTATAGCTTTCCCATTTACCTTTTCTGTAACTTAAGAAATCAAATAACTCACTTTTTTTTAGTTTAGGTATTGAAAACCTTTTTTCATATAACCCAGCATTCTCTAACATTTTATCAAAAGCATACGCAGTAAAATTATTATCTTTTTGCTTGGTTATATGCGATATGTTAATACTTTCTGTTACCTTATCTAAACTATTATGCTTATCTGCTCTGTACCCACCATAACAGAAATCTTTATATTTATTGTAATCATATACAGCTATTGACGGCTCTAATTGATAATTATATGTAAAATGAAAATACAAACCTTTATCGTTAGGTATATTATTGATTAAACACTCCCTTTTAGTGTTATGGTAGGTATTATTAAAAATACCTATTATTGTTGACCATCCTTTATTGTTAATACATTCCATAATCTTTTACCTCTCTAATATTTATTCGTTGTTTAGTTAATAAATCTTTTACCTTTAAAATCGTCTAAAATATTTTTAATTTTTAAATATGTTTTTGTCTCAGCCATATCATTGTGAGTTCTATAACACCTAATATAAGGTTCACTTAATTTTTTTCTTTTGCCATTTTCCATACAGAAAAGTACATATTCGTATATTAAATAGTCATAAAATATAGGATTAATTAAATCATTTGTTTTTAGATATTCCCTTTTTAGCTCTAATAAAAAATTTTTTATTTCAGTAAAACTATTAAAATTAAAAATTTTACTATCTAATTTAACTTTAAATCTTTTATGCTCCATAATCATAATCTTTTACCTCTTTAATATTTATTAGTTGTTGTTTGTTTTAAATATTGGTAATTCAAGTACCATAAATACGTTTTCGTATTGTTTCTTCCAGACCCTTACCCCTATTCTTACCGCTAATACAAAGAGTGGAAGCATAGTACGCCATTAAGTATTTATCGAGTGATATCTTACCATCATTAAATAAAATAGCTGCCTGTACAGGATGCATTTTCAAATACTTTTTATAAATTCTTTTCTTCATGATGTTGTCCTCCTTTTATTAGTTGTTATTTGTTTGTTTTTAATTTATAGATAGGTAGTTTTTAAGCTACCCTCTTACATTTTATCAGTTTTGCTATTTCCTTAACTACTTTAGAGCCAGCACCATAATAATTTTCAAAATATGAGATGCCTTTTTCTGCAAACCAACCATCTTCATCGTAAGAATTGGATACAAGGAGCATATACGCTTCCAGCTTATACGTCATATTCATCCCGCATCCTCCAAGTGATAGTAATTCAAGATAAGTATACCCCTTATCTATTGTAAACGGGATAAGATCACAAAGGTCAGCAATCTCTTCATTGTATATTCTTGGACGCCATGCAGAATT